CTCCGATTGGCTATTGGAGTAGAACGCCCAACCATCGTGGGAGCGGAACCAGAGTTCACTATTAACTAGAGAGACATACGGGCTGGTGCAGCCGCGACCTAGCAGGGAAATACGCTGGATGTTCGATGTGTTCCACAATGTTCTTGGGATACTGACATCCATCGAGAACGCGCCGTTCGTTGTAAGAACTACTAGCTCACCTTGGCCGCGAAGGTTTCCTCCGATGTATGGCATCACCTTCATGGCGGTGATATTCCCCATCATCGCTGGAGTCGAGAACGCTCCACCCTCTGCCCAGTAGGTAATCTCTGTGAAGTTTTGGGTATTTGTAGTATCGGTGAAACCTGCTCCGAAGATAATATCGGATGCGTAGATTTGGTTGTATTTGTCGGATACGAACACGCGCCCGAATGCATACTCCATGATCGTGCCGATTGGCATCTGGCCTTTAGCGGGGTAAAGCCTATACGCTGGCATCGCCACAGTCCCAGTTCCAGTCGCTGGGCCAGTTGCTGTGAACTTAACACCAACCGTATTCGATGGTGCGCCGATCAGAGTATAGTCTGTTGTGCCTATCGTGACGATCTCGCAGAAAGTATTATTCGTAATGAGTGTGGCAGATACCGCCCCAACTACCCCACCCCATGCTATTGCGTATTGGTAGCCGTTCTGGATGTAGACTCGATCTTCAGCTTGCACAAACCATGTGTGCATGAGTGATGCGTCATTCCAGTCAGTCAACCCCGGTAGTATGTATGCCGTTGCGTAGTTATTGATGATATGCAGGAAGTATATCTTCCCAGATACAGAGAGCAGTAATCCATCTCCCAATGCCGCCTCGTTGACCTTGCGGTAGGGATATGCTCCTTGGAAGTTTCCAGTTTCAATATCGTTAACGATAGTCGCTGGCTGTCCTTCGCCTGCAACTATTCGGAGATTCCGAATACTTGGCCTAGTCTGGTTAATTCCGCCGCGAAAGGTGCGGTTGACCGACTCGGCTACATAGAACTCTGGAAGATACGATGGATGAGTATCAGCGTCTTGCGCTACGATACTTGTGAAGCCATCGAATACTGATCCCTCTGTTGGCATTAGAAGTAATTAAGTCAACCTACCAACTTCATACCAAGACGATCCAGAAGAGGAATCTTCTTTTCGTAGATATAATCTATTCCCAGTAGACATTGCAAAATTGACTCCTCCTTGCAATCTAATATTTGCATTGTGCTGGATTGTTGTATTTCCATTATTTGCTTCAATGTCTATTGTTTGAGAAGCGTATCCATCAACAAAATCTGTGATTGTTGTTGCGCTTGCATTTGCGTGATAGCAAAGACCTTCTTGCGCTCCGCTAACACTTGGGGTTGCGCTATTATTTGTTAATTGTTTTCTTTCCCAAGCAATAGATTTATTTCCTTGGATAGCTATTTGCTGTCCATAAATCCTTGGATTGTCAAGGATAATAGGTGTATTTATATCATCAAATGTATTTCCAAGAATATCGCAATCAGACGCTCCTCCTTGAATCCAAATACCGTATGCCGCATTTTCAAATGTATTTCCTACGATTCTTGTTTTTGCTGGGTCTGTTATTGGGGCGACGGTGTTTTCAATACGAATAGAATTTTCAATTGCAAAATTTGGATAGAAAGCATTGCTTTCAATTGCTATCTTGTTACAATTTTCTACAAATATATTCCTATGTGAATTTTGAAGAAAAATATTACCAGACACTATTGCTCTATCAATATCTTGTAAGTGTAATCCAATGTCTTGAATCGGCATTGTTAATGGAGATTCAAATTTATTATTAGTAATTCTTATTCTCCTGCCTTTATCTAAAAGGATATTCCCTCCATTTATATCTGTTCCAGAACCTACTCCATGATACAATTCTACTCCAGATATATGAATGCTATCCCATTGAATTGTTTTAATGTTCCACTCTTTAGAGTTGATATGAATGTCTTTTACATCAAGCAATGGATTATATCCAACTGGACTTGTTGGTATCAAAGATGCAGATGAATCCATGAATACACCTATGCGATTACCAACAATCTCACCTTTAGAAATCATCACCATCTCAACGCATCCAGTTTGATGAACGCCATACAATCCACCTTGCAGATAAAGTCGATTCATCAATACAGCATAACTTGATGGATTGCTTGAATAATCCAATCTTATATGCGTTGTTTGAGTTGAATTAACAAAGTTTGAAACTATATTGACAAGTCTTGATTGACTTGCGTTTTTAAGGCTAATGCAACTATCCCACCAATAAGAAGCTCCATTTCCATTTAGCGATCTAAAATGCAGATTTTGTAAATCACAACAGAATGATGCCGTCATATTTTCGGGCCAAATTGCTTTAATTGCTGCCCCTGCTCCAGATGAAGATTTTCCAGCAATAAATGTAATTCCTGTTACATGAAGTGTGCTACATTCGTATGCAATGGATGTGTTTTTAATTCCATTAAAAATAAACAAATCAGTTCCTGTTGTTTTGGTAATTGTTGTAATTTTCTCGCCTTCTCCAACAATTGATAACGATTTATCAGAAAATGTAATTGTATTATTTACCAAATAATTTCCAGCAGGAATTAGCAGGGTTCCCCCATTCTCTCTTGAGGAAATAACATTCAGTGCATTTTGGAATGCAATAGACGAATCTGTTGCTCCTGTATTATCAGCACCAAAGTCCAATACATTTACAACATCAGAAAATCGAGTTACAAGATTTCTTCCTGTAGTTGATCCAGTAGATACAAAATTTGTAAATTGGTTAAATTGATTTTCTGGTGTATTTGAAATCCACTTAAGTCCATTATCCCAAGTAAGTGTAGATGGAACTAATGGTGATGCTAGTGTCTTCTGACAAGCAGCAGAGTCTTCTACTACCAATCGTTTTCCATTGGCAGTTGTTTCAAGTGGTTCACACAACAACGGAAAGTTCGTGTCGCATGGTGGGCAAGGTGTGCAGTAGCTCATAACGATTAGCAATCTACTGCGTCTGCGAACTCTGGCAAGGTTTTAAGATAATCGTATCCTTGGGCAATTGCATTCTTTGAATTGTCGGATACAGAAGAATCAAAAACAAATGTATCGATTTTAATTGGAAGTTCTTTCTTATATTTGTAAAAATGAACTTTACCTATAGCTTTATTTTTAGAAAAAAGGATTTCAGCTACTTTAATGTAAGCGTCTTTAATTTCAGTATCTTCACCAAAATTATTTTTCAGTTTTGTTGTTTTTTGTAATGCCATATTATTTTAATGTTAAATGTTATTATGTTCTGGAAATTTCGATCCACTGAGAACCAGCTCGCATAAGCGATAGCGTTTTACCTCCCGGCATAGAATATGTGGATGTTGATAAAAGCATTAAAGATGATCCTACTATTGTGCTATTTGAGTCTCCAGCAAAAATTGTGATAACTTGACCATCATATCCATTCAAGAAATTTGTTACATTTGTTGGAGATGATTGTGTAAGATAAATTGCTCTTTTTAAAGTAAATCCAAATTGACCAGAAGTTATTGACGGAGTTGCACCGCTTAATGGTAGCATTCCCGATCCCGATCCAACAAAATTTCCTTCTACAACATTATTAAATCCACCATCATATACAAGAATAGAAACATTCATTCCGCTATTATTTTGAACTTGATTTTCAGATGTAAGATTTAACATGAATATTCCATATCTAACATTTCCTACAAAATATGCTGAATTTTGTCCAATAGTGTTTGAGTTTACAACAGTTCCAACTGCTGAACCTTGTAATATAATTCCATCCATTGGTTCAGCAGAACCTCTTGCGATATTATTATTTGATATAATTCCACAATCATAAGGCCCACTCGTTGTTCCATCAATTTGAATTCCATACAAATCAGATGGCCCATGAGATGCTGATGGATCATCAACTCCATCAACTCTATTTAATGTAATCATTGCAGTTCTTGCTCTTGCATAAATGCCATATTTGTATATTTGGAAATAATTACTTGTTATTTGAATTAAATCAGTTGGTGCTTCAATTGTTATGCCTCTATAGCAAGCTGTAAAATTAGATGATTCAATAACTGTTCCACCCGGAGAACTTGGCCCAGTTGAATAAATTGCGTCTTCAAATGCAGTAAAATCACAATTGTTTATTACTGGAAAAAAAGCATTAACTCCTGTAGATAAATGAATTCCTTTAGTTAAAAGTGGTCTCCTTGAAGCAAAATTGCAATTATTTGCGCTAAATCTTCCAGCATCTTTTGCGTATACGCAGGTAGAAAAACCTCCACCATTTACTAAAATTTCTTGCCTTATTTCTACTCTTAATAATTTAAGAGTTGTTTCATTAACTGTGGCTTGGCTTGGATATACAACATTTAATGCTATTCCTGCCATTTGAGTTACATTTGATGAATTAGGCAAAGCCTTAATACTTAAATCTTGAATTAAAAATGGCTGGAATTCTGTATTTGTATAATTGATTCCATTTTGCCCAACCATTCCAACACCCTTCCAATATAATGTTGAAATACCAATTCCTGCTCCAAAAATGGAAATTGGTTTGTTTGAAATATTCAATGTGCTTGAAATGATATATGTTCCTTTTGGGATAATAACTTCACCACCACTTGCTGGAATAAAATTAAATGCAGCTTGAATCGCAGCAGTATCATCCGCAACTCCATCACCGACTGCACCAAAATCTTTTACATTCACCACATCAGCCATCCGAGTAACCAAGTTACGAGCTTCAGTTGTGCCTGTAGCTGTAAAGTTGGTAAACTGATTAAAGTTTGTTGCAACCCAAATTGTTCCATCCCATACATACATTGTATCATCTGTAGTATTAAAATATAATGCTCCAGTAATGAGTGGATCGCCTTCGTTATCTACAGTTGGCGCAGTTGCTTTGGCTCCTAAGTAAAGTGATTCAAATCCTTCAACTTGATCGGCTGCACTTTGAGCTATCCTTGCATAGTAAGCTGCACGATTTGCAATCTCATTCATTGCCGCCTCACTTGGGCCGCATGGATTGCATTTAGAACTTCTGGAATTTCCGCAACTCATAGTTTTATCGTTAACGATAGTTAGGGGTTAAGTCAAATGTTTTTATTGGGTTTTTTGAAAATGCATGGCGTCCCGAAAAATCACCGCGCCGAGGTTGATCCACCCATGCTGGGCGAAGACCTCGATCACCTGTAGGGGCATCCTTGATCTTGTAGGCCATACTGTGTGCAGACCATTGTGGTTAGAGTCTAGGTCGATTGCCGCTGCCCATGCGTGTTTGCTTGGCTCTGAGCCTCCGCGCTGTGGGCGATTCACATAGCTTCCGAAGAACTTGTCGATACCTGCCGCGCTCCTTGAGTCTGGTGTCGGATAAATGTCTAGCAAGTCCTCAAAGATTTCCATGAGGCTTTCGGCGCACTTGGCGTGGATGGGAATCCCGCTGATCGTCTCTGGCCCGTCATACAGATACATTTTGTATGGAGGCTTGATTCGGACGATAGGAACTTTCCCCGGCTCTCCGAAGAATTCCGTGCAGGCTTTTGTGGTAGGCTTTGGTGAGATAGGAGGATTGGGAGACATGACAGCAAGGTGCTTCTTTAGAGCAGCCATACTCTTCGGCCCCCACCACCCGTCTGGCGTAACGCCAATACGGGCTTGCATACTCTCTATCTCGGCTCTAGTCATTTGCCTTTACGAAGGACATTGATGAGTCCGACCAGCCCTAGCCCTACGGCCAAGATTTGGTTCTGCAACTCTGGGTCAAGTTTTACTCCAAGAGCAGTAGCTACTAGGATGATGCCGCGCCATGTCGAGTTCTCTGACAGGCGTTCCAATAGGATGTTTACGATTTTCATTTGTCTTTTATTGTTTTTGAGAAGTGCTGCCATGCATACACTACATTAGCATCAGCTTCTCGGTCTGGGTTCTGGTATGGAACATACGATACCGCCAATTTAATCGAGCCAAGTTTTCCTTGGTTCTGACCAGTTGGCGGTATCGGTATGCTCACGCAGGAGGAAAGTAGTATCGCCGCGATTATCGTTAACGATAGTTTCATTTTCTTTTATCTCTGTTCATCTTGGAAAGCATCATAAATATCGAAACCCATGCGGCGACGATTGCGCTAAAGGATGCCAAGATTCGGAACCAAATATCTAACTCAGGTAACATAGAAATCATTACTGCAAACACGCTGTAGATCGTGCCAATATATCCTGTCCCAGTTGATAATCCATTGTCGGAGTTCATAATTAGTTTAGAGTATTTGGTATTACAGCATTAAATCTTGTGGATGTGACGACACCATTTGTATAGATAATATTGGCATATGCAAATAGATATTTGCTATTATCCGCAACTGGCAT